CGCCACTTCTGGTACTTCTGGAGCCACCAGACGGCCTTGAACTTGATCTTGAACTTCCTGAGAACGACCCCGTGCTTGCAAGTGACTACCTGCCAAGGTCTTTTGCCTGATCCGGTGTTAATCAGCTTGGCCGCGTGGAGGTCCCGGATGCACTGCTTTCGCTCCTGAGGGGGCTTCCAGCCCATGTTTTTGTAATCGGCGACCTCATTAGCGTGAGAGAGCTTCCAGCGGTGAGCCCGGTCTTTGCTGGAATGCATGGTGCAAACCCTGTAGCCGCCGGTCTTTTTGTCCTTCTCCACACGCCAAGTCCCGCCGCAGTTGCCGCCTACCATGAGCCATAGCTCATCCTGGGCTCGCCCATCCTCGCGTCGTCGTCGTAATCCATGAGGATATTCCGATTAGCGTTGCGCCTGGGCTGAGGACGGTGCCCGGACAGGCCGCCCCTGAGTGCATCGTAAAGATGGTCCTCGGCGTGGGTATCAACGTCCTCTGGGTTCCTGCGGTCCAGTGGCAGTGAGATCATGGTGCGGATCAGGTGCTTGCATCGGGGGTGTATCTTGATTCGGGGCTCACCGTTGGTGATCTGCAAGTACTTATGTACCAACTGTTTCTGGATGTACCTGCTCCCGGGCCCCTTCGGCCAGGGGCGCCAGCGCATCTTGTGGCCGCCCAGCATCTGAAAAATCGTCTCGCCGCCCTCCTGGGCCCAGCACTGGGGGTCGAGATACGCCTCGTAGACCTCCCACTGGTTGCGCAGTTCGATCTCAGCGATCTTATCAGCCACCAGATCGGGGGCGTGCCTGACCCCAACATTGGGCTTTGCGCCCATTCCGTAGAGCTCGTTCGGGATATGAACGACCCCATCGAAGTTCTCAAAGAACCAGATGCACCCGTAAGGCCGGTCGTAGCCCCAGTCGCAGGACCTCCAGAGCCTGACCCCAGGCGGAACCTCAAACTCCTGGACATGGACATCCTTGTTGAAGTCCGAAAAGGCGGCCCCAGCGGCGATATCCCAGTCCCCATCACGAAGAGCGCGCCTCAAGACGGGGTCGGCAATCCCATCGAGCATGCCCTCATACGCCGGATCGTTCTTCATGAGGATAATGTTATCGCTCAGCTTAGCGGGGATAAACACCCTCCTGAACGCATTACCCTTGCTGTCCCTGAACTCGAACCCCTGCATGGGCTCGACCTCACCGATGCGGAACCTCCGCTTGACCCAGTCATGCCCCACGCCGCCAGGGTTCGCAGTCAGCCGGATATACGTAGGGCTACCCTTGGGAGAACGCGTTCTCGTGCGCAGATACTCAAGAACGCCGTCATCCGGCCACTGAGTCGCCTCGTCCATCCCGATCCACGAGTACTGCTGACCCTGATGGTCTAAAACCTTGATATCATCGTCAATACTCGCCAATTTGAGGCTACTGAGGCCCTTCTCAGTCCGAAACCACCACGTTTTCGTGCTCCGACGGTAGCTGTCACTCCCGTAATGAGGGCCAAATATCTCCAGACAGCGCTTCTCGATCTCAGCCAACTGAGGATAACTCCGGCGCGCCAACACACCATGCCACGCACCACCAAACTGCTCGACCCCAGCCGAAAAATCACCGATCAACGCGTCACTCTTACCGCCACCAGCCGCACCACCGTACAAAACCTCCTTGTACGGACACATCAAAAACGCCGTCTGGGGCCCAGGCTGAGGCGTCCAGATCACCTTGCCGTCAGGTGAGCTCAAAAGGGCCCTTCCTCGACCTCAGGACCGTGAGTATCCTCCGGAGCACCATCAAGATCACTCACAGGATCGTGCGAAGATGCCACAGCCTCGTCGGAATCCACGACAACATCACGACCCAGCAAGCCTGCAAGCCTGCGGGAAGCAATCATCGCCTCGATCTCAACGAAACTCACCACTTCTCTCGACCCCCGATACTCCAAAACCAGCTCATCTCCAGGATTTATGCGGAATTTCATCGACTACCAACCTTTCCGGTCTTCAAACCATGATACTTCGCCAATATCCTGCTCCCCCTGAACGCACCAGACGCCAGCAAATTGCCCCTCACACGCGGCAATACGCTAAATGCACGATTATTGAACATCGGCATCTTCATCGCCTTGCGACTACTCACGATTCCAGAGACATTCGGTCCTAATAGCTTCATTTTTTACCCCTATTTGTGCGGGGAGACATCAATAAGAAGCATCTCTCACACAAAGCGCCCTAGTACCCTATAGCACATCACGAGCATCAGCGCAAGTCCGTGTGGTCTCCCCGCTAAAGCGGGGGAAGACCACACTCAAAGCAAAGGAGCAAACAATGAACGTCATCACAGCAACCGAACTGCGTAAGACCTCCAAGTACGAATACCACGAGTGCCACGACGACGACTACGAGTGCGAGTCCGTCTACAATAAGGCTCGGTACCACATCTGGGTGCTCCAGCGTAACTGCGCTGGGGTTGGCCTGCGCAACCTCAACGAGGCCACCAGGGTCTCGGCCCTTGCCTCCCTGCTCTGGTACCGGGACTTCCTGACTGAGGAGCCCGTCGGGGTCGACGAGCGTTACGACATGGCCAAGGAGCAGTTGCTCTGGGAGCTGAAGGGCATCCTGGAGTCTGCGGGGGTTGTTGGCTACTAGGCCGAATAGGGTGAAGGGGGCCTTCGGGCCCTCTTTACCTTTTTTTTTGCTTCTTACCACACCGGCCTAAGTCGCTCCCTCACTCCACCGGCTACGCTCTACGCCCTCTCACGCTCTCACAACCACCGGGGCGAGCGCCCTCCAAAGCGAGGGGACTCGCCCCTCATTCACACTCAACAAAAGGAGCAAATCATGACTACCGCGAACAAAGCCCAGCAGAAGGTCGAGACCGAGCGCCGAATCGGCAGGCTCTCAAAGAGCCGGTCGAAGGACGCCCTAAAGGTCGCGAATCTGGCTGAGGACGTCTACGAGGCGCTCGTTCTCCAGGGTGTTCATCAGTCCCTCGCCCACGCCTTCACGAGGCAGATGCTGGACTGCAAGTTCGAGGACGGGCACTGCCCCAGCCGGAAGGCCCGCATCTACATGTTCAAGGCTCTTCAGAAGGAGATGGGCTAGGCGGGTTGATGAGGTTCTGGGCGCGGTCGAGTTCACGCTTGGCCGCGTTCTCCCAGTCCTCGCTCTTACCGGGGATCAAGATCACGCCTGCATTTATCCTGACGCTTTCAGGATTTATCGTGCGTCGACTCTTGACTAGGTCCGAATGGGCTTTGACCAACTTCGATAGGATGTTGGCTTTCTCTGAGAGGGGCGTCTTTCGGTTTCTTTGTAGCTTTATAGCCATATCTAGCACAATGGAACCAAGTGCCTCAGTTGTTTTATCCTCACTGTTGGCCGAGGGCGAGGGTAGTCCACTATCCTCATTCTCAGCCTCGATAGGATAATCATCCTCAGGCTGGCTTATTATATTATTCACCCTATCTCCTGTTGGACTAGCTAAGTAAGCAGTAAAACCATTCCGGACCCCTCATAACCTATATTATGTGTCCCCGAAATTATCGTTGTCAAGAAAATTCTTTTCGACCTTAGCCCTTTGAGGCTAACCACCACGGCTAATTCCCCAATAAACCGAGCGGGGAATTAGCCTCGCTTATGTTTAACACCTTATTAAAGGAGCAACGCCATGTACGATCAAATTTCAATCTACGCCGAAACCCTCTGCGAGCTGGTTCCCGCCCACCGGGAAGCCATTGAGGCCGGGCTGGACCCCAATCCGGGCGACGTGGTGCAGATCGTCGAGTCCATGGACCAGTTCTGTCTCTCGATGGAACAGTTCGTGGAGGCCAGCTTCGAGGACGACCCGGAGACGGGCTACCTCCTGGCGAATGCCACCACCCGCTTGGCGTACGCGCACGCGTTCGTCAATGGCCAGGTCTCCGACGAGGAGATCTGGGAGATGTTCGAGCTGATGTTTGATGACATGGCGGCGGGGTGCCTGGACATCCGTCCGGAGCACCGTGCCATCCTCTCCGAAAAGGAGGCGATCGAGTTCAGCGCCGCCTTGAGGAGGATGTTCGACTAAGTTCGGCTGGCACCCGCTGGCCGTTAACCGGGGGGGGTCATTTGGCCCTCCCCATAACCTGAAAGGGAGCAAAAATGCCAACCAAATCCAAAAAAAGGGGCGCCAAGGGTGAAGCCCTGCGCGCCAAGCGTGAATCCCTGCACACAGCGGTAGCGGACTCACTGGAAGAGTTCTACAAAATGGTCAAGGAAGGCAACGCCCACGGCTGGCGTTCGCCTGGACCGGCTCAGTGGGACCTCTGGACCGTATTCGATATCCTCGAAAGGATGACCCCGGAACCGGAGTCTCCTAAAGAGAGGGCGATCATCGAAAACCTGGGTACGGCCATCGCCGACCACATGATCGACACCTTCCGGCAGAAGGAGCCCTTGCGTAAAGCTGGGCTGAAGGCCCTCACCATGATGGCCGACTGTATCAAGAAGGAGCTGAAGTATTAATGCAGTTCCTCATTGATCTTTACTTGCTGGGGATTACGGGGGTGTTAGTCTGGCTCATCGTCAGGCTTAACCACCTCTACAATCTCCACAACCTGCTCAGTATCTCTTTCTACAAACTCCACCACCGCTTCCAGAAGTGGTGCGAGGAACAGTGGGACGGGGACTGAGCGCCACGGGGAGCCTTCGGGCTCCCCCTTTTTTTTTGAGCGGGCGCCGGTGTCGTTCGGTCGCTCCTGTGATGACTAAACAAATCGCCCGCACGTGTGCGCGCTCTCAATTCATTCAGAAAGAAAAATCACCCCACGATAGTGGGGGATGATTTTTCAAGAGTAGAAAGGAGCACGCAATGCACAACCTCAAGATGGACATGCGAAGCATGATACAGCTTTGCAAGGACCTGGGAATCCACGACGATCTCACCGATCTCTCAGCCAAGGAGCTGAGAGACTTGGTCAACAAGGCGCTGGAAAAGCGTCCGGTTCGTGATGATAATCACGATAACCCCAACCAGAATGGAGCAAACCATGAGTAAATCATTCCATGATGCGTTTGTCGCTGAGTACGACAACACTCGATTCAATAGCCACAAGACCATTCTTGTGGCGCCACCCGTTTCGGAATCCAGCCTCATGGCGCTGGTGGGCAACCACACCACCAAAGAGCTTAAAAAGCTCTGCGCCGCCTTCGACATTTCCGCCACGTGGTACAACCACGCACGCAAGGAACAGCTCGTAGAGCGGATCGTGAAACGACTGAGGACCGGGGTGAAACCCCGCCAGATTGCCGCCACCGCCGGAAAACTGGGAAGCGATAGTTTCATGAGCGAAGCTCTGAAACTCATGTTCGATGTGACTGAGGCTTGCCCAACCTTCGTCTGTGGCGATCAGACAGTTGCCCACCCGACTGACGTCTGGTACTTCGACACTGAAAGTGCCAACATTGGCCGTCTCAATACGGACAACATGACCGCTGTCGCTGAGTCCATTGCTCATACAATGGAACCGCCGCCATGGCCTTTGGCTGAACCGACCCCCGAACCCGTTAAGGAGCCTACCGTGACGCAACCCGTGACCCCCACCCCCGCACCTGCCGCCGCCACCGGACTCGATGGCATTCTCAAGGCCATCATCACCGAATCCATCGGTGATGAGGTCAAGAACGAACTCAGCAAGATGGGCATCACCCAAGAAAAGGTCGAAGACCTTATCATGGGTGTTCTCAACAAGTCCACCATGCCCTCGGTCGTCAAGCGTGTCGATCCCGCCCCGGGAGAGCCGACCCTGGAGTTGGCTCACACGTGCCTTAAGAAGGCACAGTTCTACCTCGACGGTGGCGATTCGATCTACCTCAACGGTCCCGCCGGTAGCGGGAAGACCGAAGCCAGCCGCCAGTTGGCAAGGATCTACGATCTGGACCTGACGATCATCTCCTGTACTGGTGACATGACGGTGTACGACATCGTTGGGTACAACGATGGGCACGGCAAGTACAACCCGACCCCCTTCTACCACGCGTGGTGCGAAGGTCACTTCATCCTGATCGACGAAGTCGATAAGGCTCCCGGTGAGGTCACGGTGTTCCTGAATGCCGCAACGGAACAGGGACTGCTGACGTTCCCCAACGGGGAACAGGTCGAGAAAAAGGACGGTTGCAAGATCGTTCTCACGGGCAACACGAAGCTCAGTGGCGCTGACTCCATCTACAACACGGCGAACAAGCAGGACGGTTCGTTTGCGAACCGGCTGATCCCGGTTGCGTGGCCGTATGACGAGTACCTCGAAGAGTGCTTGGCGATTCGTGCCTCGCTGGCGTGGGGTGGTAACGAGCGTCAGGCGAAGGAGTCGCACAATGCGATCAAGAAGATTCGCAAGGTCACCGACGAGTTCGGCATGAACTACATCGTCGGCCAGAGGCAGACGATGAAGGTGGCTCAGACGGTCGCACGTGGCCTGTCACTCGAAGAGGCTGTCGAGGACATCGTCTACGGCTGGATGGACGAGAACGATGCTGACAGAGTCAGGGAAGGAGTCAAGCATGCTTAACAACCCGTGGCACACGCCGAAACCCAGACTGCATCTGGCCTACTTCAACTGCGTTGAGGACATGTGGAGAGCCTCACGTGACAGGGAGTGCGACGGAAGCGGCAATTCGAGCCGTACCGGCTCGGAGACTTTCACTGAAACCTCCTCTTTCGAGGAGGCTTTCGCAATGGGAACCTCAAAGGGCTGGGTCGAAGGAGCGACCCAGTTGCGTCAGATCACGGCACGGCTGGGCAGAGTGAACGCCATCCTTGCGGGTGAGCGTATCACGAAGAGCGTGTCTGTTGCCGGTCCGGTGCTTCATCCTCAGCGATTTATCGCTGGGGATAAGCGCCACATGACCAGGAAGCGCCGGATTCGTACCGCAGACGGTACGAAGATCAGGCTGGGTGTCGAGTGTGCTACACTGGGACACATGCAAGCGACTGCTTACATGACCCGTGGCGTGGCGATTGCGGCACTCGTGAAGGTGCTTGAGAACAGTGGAATCTCAGTCGAGGTAACTGGTCTTTGGACCAGTTACGACAACAAGGGAGACGTCACCTCAATCGTTGCCAACATCAAAAAGGCTGGGGTGATGGCGAGTGACGAGCGAATGGCGATGTGCATGGCACACCCTTCCACGTTCCGCAGGGGATGCTTCGGCATCAAAGAGGCCCGAAAGGACTTCGACTCAACCTTCGGTTGTGGATACGGGAGTACCACCAGCATGCCTGAGAAGTACCTCAAAGACTTGGGTGTGGACCACCACATCAAAGACATCCACTCCGATGGAGTGGATTGGGACAGCGCCAGCGATGATGAAATCGTCGTCTGGATCAGAAGCACCCTTGATAAAATCAAGGAGAAAAAGGGAATCAAATCCCGGTAAGGAGTGACGAGCATGGATAAGAAAATCAAGAACATCATGCGTATGTGCAATTCGGCACATACGGTACTGGGGGCCACTCTCGCATCTATTTCACGGGTTACCGTGAACCACGATGAGAACGATGGTGAGACCATTGCGAACCTCACGATCGCCCTCAACAATCTGCTGTTCGCAATCTCAGCGCAGAGCGAGGACTCAGAAGTCCTCGAAGCTCTGGGGAATATGCGCTCCGCAGTGGATGGCATGGAGGACGAGGCCAAGCGAATGACTGCCGTAGGCAACGCCGCTCTGGCCCTGGCTCTCATGGTACTGGGGCAACTCGCCCGTGAGG